CCACGCTCGTATGTTGAAAGAACAAAATGAAATCTAAGATTATTCAAACCCTGATTGAGTGGACATTGGCTGTCATTATCTTTGGCGGCATCGGTGTAATGCTGGCTTGGAGAGGCTAATGAATACACGCTTACTTAAACAAGTCAGGCGCATCTTTGCTTCATACGATGCACCACAACCCGTCATCCGCAGTTACCAACGCCAATGGGTGCGCTCTGTGCGCCATCTTGGTGATAAATGGTTAGTTGCTAAACAAATTGAAAGGATTGAATCATGACAGTCGCAAATCTTTTGGCGTTAAACGTCAACGAACACACAGAGAAAAAAGCCAATCTGACTTATCTGTCATGGGCTTGGGCTTGGGCTGAAGCACTTAAAGCAGATGCAAAAGCCACATTTAAGGTAGAAATGTTTGGCGACAAATGCTTTATGGACATTAACGGCACAGCAATGGTTTGGGTAACAGTCACCATGTTTGACAAGCCAATGACTTGCCAGTTACCCGTGATGGATCACCGCAACAAAGCTATTCAAAGTCCTGACGCTTTTCAGGTCAACACCGCAATCATGCGTTGCATGACCAAAGCACTCAGCTTGCATGGCCTTGGTTTATACATCTACAACGGTGACGATCTGCCTTCTTTCATAGAGCCTGAGTCAACCATTGACCCAGACACCATGACAGACTTATTTCTAGCCATCCACAACGCCACTACGCAAGATGAATTGAAGCTAGCCTACAAAGTAGCTTATGCCGCTTGTGATGGTGACAAAGCCTGGCAACTCAAAGTCATTGCAGCCAAAGATGAAGCAAAGGCAAAACTATGAACACAGAAGACGATGAGTTTGACCGCATCGAACGTGAAAACAATTTGAAAGGACAACCGTATCACTTTGATGTTTACGTTTCGCCTTTACAAAGAAATGCGGTGTTAGAGGAAGTGGCTTGTGAATTTGAAAGTCTCAGGATTGCTTTTGGTGATACAGCGGCAAGTTTTGCACAATACATAAGGGATATGAAAAATGATTGAACAAGGCACAGATGAATGGTTTGCCATTCGCATAGGCAAAGTCACAGCATCCCGTGTGGCTGACTTACTTGCAAAGACCAAATCAGGTTATTCAGCGAGTCGAGACAATTACATGGCTCAACTTGTCTGTGAACGCTTGACAGGCCAAAAGGGTGAGAGTTTTACAAATGCTGCTATGCAACACGGTACTGAGACTGAGCCGTTAGCCAGGCTTGCGTATGAGGTCTCACAGAACGTTTTAGTTGATCAAGTAGGGTTTGTGCCTCACCCATCAATTAAAATGGCTGGCGCGTCTCCTGATGGCCTTGTCGGGGATGATGGCTTGCTAGAGATTAAGTGTCCCAATACAGCTACACATATAGAGACTTTATTGTCTGAAACTGTGCCAACCAAATACTTTACGCAGATGCAATTCCAACTTGCGTCTACAGGGCGTAAATGGTGTGACTTTGTGTCGTTTGACAACCGTCTGCCAGAGGAACTTCAATTGTTTGTGAAGCGAGTCCCAAGGGATGAGATGTATATCAAACTAATGGAAGCTGAAATTGTCCAATTCCTTGCTGAACTGGACGACAAGATTAATAAACTTATGAAAGTCAAGAATGTCTAAACTATACGAAATTACCGTTGTGTCAGGTAAATACACCAACAAAGACGGTCAAGAGAAATCACGCTATCAAAACATTGGATCGGTCATCGAGACAAAGAACGGCCCAATGCTTAAACTTGACAGCATTCCACTTCCTGATGGCGGTTGGAACGGCTGGGCATATTTAAATGCACCAAAGCCCAAGGAAGATTACAAAGGTCTGCCAAAGGACGATGAAGATTTGCCATTCTGATTTACGGGGGGAGAGCTGCGCAAAAATTCTAGCTTGCGGACGAACAGTAATCCCCCCACCCAACAAGGAAACATCATGGACTATAAAGAAACATTTAGACGCATTTTTGCCATGCCCGAATTCCCAAGAGTTCGTGCCAATGATCCAGTCACCTCATTTGAAGCAGCAGAGTCAGTCAAAGAATCTGCCAATCAGCACTACCAAGTTATCTTGGAGTGTCTGCAAAAACATGGTGCTTTAGGCAAAGACGGCATCTCAGCCCGTACAAACTTAGAACCCAATCAAGTAGCTAGGCGCTTAAACGAAATGAAAGTCATTGGGCTGATTCAGTTGACAGGCAACACAGTTAAATCAAACTCAGGAAGAAACGAAAGAGAATGGGAATGCAAGAACTAAAATTTGGAAACCCTGTCCATAAATACAAATGCTGTAATGCTTGCGATAAAAGTAAACCGCCAGAGGGCGGGATTGACATGGGGCATAAGTGGATTTGTCAAGCCTGTTGGATAGCCAAAAACACGGGTAGAAAGACACCTAGCTGACACAAATTCCACTTAGGATTTAATTGCAACAATTTGTTGTCAAAGGAGAAATCATGAAATTTGAAATGGAACTTGGTTTTAGCGAGCATGAAAAGATTACAGTCGAGACATGGGATTTTGACAAAATCCAAATCATCAGAGACTTTATTGCTTTTCAAGAAGAACACGGCTGGGCGGTTGAATATGAAGCAATTGACATTGATGAAGATGAAGATACAGAAGAAGAAGAAGTAGCAACTTTTGCTCTAAATGCTCACGAGCCTTTGTAAGCTACTTTGCCAGTAGGTATAGCCCCACATTGCTAAAACTGTATCCTGCGTACACGATAGCCATGTAGGGGTTTTCTTTATAGAGCTGCTCTCCAGCAATATAGGCATAAATTGCCCCTGTGAGAATGATTAGCCAGCTGCTCAAAATGCACCTACATCTATGACTTGACCACGAAACTCTACATGGTCTTCCGTAAATTTATGGACAAGTTCAGGCCATAAAAGTTGACCATTGAAGAAGTTTAACACCGCAAATCCCGATCTATGGTTGTTAGGATTTAGTTCAGCATAGGTAAATTGTGGGCCATCTAGCTCTGCTAATGTTCCTGTATCCACGCCATATCTAACCCCGTTGTAATCAGAAAACGGAGTAACTTTTAAAGAATGTAAGTGTCCAGTAACTATTGACACACCAGCGTTCACTGTATTGTTGTGAGTCGCATGAACACCACCTTTGTATCGGTGTTTAACAATGACTTGAGGTGTAGGCCATACTGCCCAACAGAAATCCCAATCTAAGATATGGTCTGTCAGCTTAAAACCAATAACATCTTTAAATTGCGGTGCGTGTTGGGCAAGTCTGTTGCCAAACCGAATGTCGTGATTGCCCCATGTAAACAGTAGCTTTACATTGTGTCTCGCAGCTTTAGCCACTTCTTCAATCTCACCCAATGCACCCTGACAAGCCTTTAGTTCTTGGATGACAGAAGTTGCGGGCTGGTCAGTTACATCATGCCTTGATATAGACGCACCATCGAACGCATCACCATTACATATCACCGCCTTGGGTTTAAACTCTTGGATAGCCCACAAAAGCCCTTTAAAAGCCGTTGTACGTTGACCAGGTATGAAGTGAGCATCAGAGAACACAATGACTGTGCCATCCAGTATGCCAAGCTCTATTTGTTTAAGTGGTGAAAAAGATTTTGGCCTGTTAGCATCAAATTTAACTCCACGGGAATCTAAAGCGGGTAGTTTGACTTCATGAGTTCTCTCCATGCTTCGTCTGCGATAGTTAACTGCTCTTTCTGTAACACCTAAAATCTTTGCTACTTTGGTTACAGATTGGTATTTGTCCCATAGTTCTATGAAAGCCTCATCTGTACAAGAATTTAGACCATTAGTCGAAACCATGAGAATCCTTAGATAGTAAGTTTTCTAGCAGATTGATGATCCGATGCTCTTGCATCTCTATATCTTCATCAGAGGATTTAGGGTCAGACGCTACCGTTAACAAATCATGCAGAAATACATGAAGTAACTCATGCAAAGCAGTTTTATTAAGCGACTCGGGCGTTATCTTTTCAGAACCAAAGTCACCTAAACGATAGGTTGCAAGCCTTGCCGCATCATTGAACTCCACAGATGCCATAGCTTGTTTTGCGGGCTTTGTACCCTTCTCAATACGCCAGTCACCAAGACTGAGCACTTGTTGCCACTTTCTGACACTTTGTGCAAAGTATGCGGCATCGTGTGGTGTAGGAATGTTAGCCATTTCAACACCTTATAAAAAGTTTATGACAATTTAATTTAACAATAGACACTCAGCTTGTCGTCGTTTCAGTAAACCAGGCAAGACTTTGCCGCCACCTTTAGTCCACAACATGAGTTGTTCTTGAGCCGCTTCCCACTCTTGTGCATTGATTTTTCGCTTTAGCGTTGATGTCTGCAAACGACCAATTCCAAGGTTGTAAAAAAAATCAACAATGGCATTACATTTTTTTTCATCTGTTTCAAGAATCGGACAATTTCTAAGAACGCCTGGCA